ATAAAAGCCGCTCTCATTAGGTACTTGAAGGGACAAGGAAAGAAGTAGTCATGCCGTACAAAAAAGTCATTAGTGGAATTTATTTGATCTCAACCCCGAGAGGCAATAAGTACATCGGGAGCAGCAACAACATTTACAGAAGGTGGTCTGAGCATAGGCGCAATCTTCGGCGTGGCTCACACCACTCCACAAGGCTTCAGGCTGCATGGAATAAGCACGCTGGAGAGCTTCGATTTGAAATTATCTGCGAGTGCCCGATTGATTTACTTGAGGAGCTTGAACAGAGATACATAGACAAGATGAAGGCATCTCTCAACACCACCAATTACGTCGGCAACGTATGGTGCAACCCGGAAACCAGAGAGAAGCTTAACGCCGTGCACCAATCTGCATCATGGAAGAAAAGCAGAAGCGAAATTGCAATCCGTGCTGTCGCGCCAAGAAGGGTTCAGGTTGATTGCAGCAACGGGAAAAGGTACGAAAGCCTTTCCGCTGCCGCCAAGGAGTTTGGGATCAGACCATCCGGCATCAAGTTCTTGGTTGCAAGCCAAAGACAAGGAAAGCTTGGCGTCAGGTTCAAGTTGGCATCTGACGAGTGGCGGGATGTTTTATCTCACTATGAGCAGGCGTGGGAAACGCGAGTTAAAAACGGCAATAACAGACACTCCGATGCCACAAAAAAGAAGATGAGTATTGCTAAGGCTGGTTACGTTCCTCACAACAAGGGCGTTCCTTGTTCGGAAGAAACCAAAGCAAAAATATCTGCAACAAAACAACTGAAAGGCAAGAAATGACAACACAACACACGCCGGGTCCTTGGATATTTGGGATCAGAAATTATGACGACGATTGCAAGCCCGGATTTGTTGAAAAACCGTTCGACTATGTCAGCCCCGGATACTATGACAATGCCGGAATTTTTGGGGCAGATGGCACAGAGATCGTTGGCTGTGATGAGTATCCAATATTCAACAGTCCTGCGGATGCGCGTCTGATCGCCGCAGCACCTGATCTGCTGAAGGCCTTGAAAGATGCGCTGTTTCATGTTGAAAATCAAGGCGATGTTGGTGTAGACGAGTGGATTGCGTGTGAACGAAAAGCCCGCGCCGCCATCGCTAAAGCAACGGAGGGCGCATGAGCTACGGCTGCTACAACAGGCAACCCTTCAAGGAGTTCCTCAAGGCCCAGTCTGGATGGCTGGGCGGCAAACGGATAGACACCACCATCGACTTCAAGATGGCGCGTGATTGCCAGTACACCAATACAGAGCTTGGCCGCAAGGATGAGCGGTGCATGGGCTGCAAGTGGAGGATGCAAGATGCACTTACTTGACTTTTGCCGCATCCATGGCGTGATCGTAGATCGTGAGCCACCCATCGGTGTGTGGAAACGCTACCCCACGCAAGACAAACCAACCCATCGCAACGGGGCTGTGAAGTACATGGGTAGTCACGCCTTCATTCAAAACCACGCAACCATGACAGAGATTGAAGTCTGGCATGCCGAGGGTGACTCGGTGATGGACCCCAACAAGGCACGCAAGGCTGTCGAGGCGGCTGCGCGAGACATTCGTGACAGACAGCAAGAGGCCGCTCGCAAGGCTGCATCAATCCTGAACCAGTGCCAGATCGGCTTTCACCCGTACCTCGAGCGCAAGGGATTCAAGGAGGAGCAAGGCAACGTGTGGAAGACGGATGACGGTCTGCTGCTTGTCATTCCCATGCGCGTAGGCCATCACCTTGTCGGCTGTCAGATCATCAAAGAGGATGGCGAGAAGAAGTTCTTGTTCGGGCAGCGCACGTCTGGTGCCTACTTCTGCTTCGACAACAAGGGGCCAAACATTCTGTGCGAGGGCTACGCCACGGCTCTGTCCATACGCGCAGCCATGAAGGCATTGAAGCGACGCTACACCCTCTACACTTGCTTCAGTGCAGGCAACATGAAGAAGGTCGCAGCCACCCTGCCGAATGGTTTTGTCGTAGCAGACAACGACCTCTCGCGCACGGGGCAGAACACTGCGGAGGCCATCGGCTGGCCGTACTTCATGAGCGAAGCGGTCGGAGACTTCAACGACTTTCATCAATCAACCAGTCTGTTCAAGTGCTCGCAGGCACTCGACAAAATGTTTCGCAAGGAAAAGGTATGACAAGAGAAGACGTTATTCGCATGGCGGGGGAGGCCGGGTTTAACCTCCACCACAACCCAGAGTTATACGACTGCATGGTTGCCGACTACAAATCCATAGAACGCTTTGCCGCACTAGTTGCCGCAGCAGAACGAGAGGCCTGCGCTGACATTGCCGAGGATGAAATCAAGCGCGTGAAGCCCACGTACTCTCCCACCGCCGACATCATTAGTCGCCGCATTCGCGAAAGGGGGCAGTCATGAACATCGTACAAACCGTTGCGCTATTCAAGGCGCTGCTTGAAAGACCTGTTACTCGGTACGATCTGGCTCGCAAGGCCAACACTTGCCCCAAGTCAGCGGGCAGGTTTCTCACTGAGATGAAAGCGCAGGGTTTGATCTACGTGATCGGCTACACCAACGAGAGCGATGGCCGCAACAGGGTGAAGGTGTATGCGCTTGGCGAGGGAGAGGATGCGCTGCCGGTGCGCGTGACAACGCAAGAGGAGAGGAGCCGCAAGAGCTATCTCAAGAGAAAGGAAAAGATGTACACCCCGAGAACCACCTTCGTCGGTGGTGTAAGTCTCTGGCAGTGATCACTGGTAGTTCTTGCAATACTGAAGAGGCTGGACGGCCAGTCGGTCAGGGTGATCGAGCGAGGCCAGTTCCAACTTTTGCATGATTTCAAATCCGATGTCGATGGCATTCGGCCCGGAGCCCACCATCTCAGCGATGGCAGACACCTTGCCATCTTCGCCCTCAATCAAATGAATCGAGAACAGGCTTTTTGAGTTCTTGGACAGATATGACACGGGTTTCCTTTAGGTCTCGATCATCATAGTCCAAAGCCTTGACAGTTATTTTTTGCAGGGCATCCATGCGGCTATCTGCCTCAAGATCAAGCTGAAAGCGCACGGTTCTGTCGATGGTCAAACGGTAGGTGGGCATGGTCACTCCAAGTAAAGGTAAACAGCCAAGAAGATGGCCAACAGTAAAAAGATCACGCGCTCGGCTTTGTCGCTGATCAGCTCGACGTTTTTGTGTTTCATGCTTGCTTCCTTTCGATAAGTATTTCCGCAGCCACTCTGCAAGACGCAATGGTCTGCTCGGCGGTGTCTTTTTCAAGGGCATGAATCAGCCTTGTGGCGTCCATCATGGCTTGGTGTGTAGTTGCCTTCGCGCCTGCGATGTGCGCAAGCGTAAGGGGGTGGTTTAAATTTGGCAGCATCTCCGAAAGCTCCTATGGGTTGAAAAATTTGGCAGCATCTCCGCAAGTCACCACGGCGCGGGCGGCGCGTTCTGGCGGGTCTGCTGCTGCTGGCGCTGGTAGTCGCGCACCTGCTCGGGTGTCCATGGTGTTGGCCCTTCCGGTGGTGGGAAGGGCCATATAAGGGTAAACCCTTTCATGCGGTGCGGGCCTCTTGCCTGCCCCGTTCGATTAGGTGGCGGGCTTCGGTCTGGTCGTGGGGCTTTTCGGCTTCCAGTAGCGTGCGGATTATCTGGCTGGCTGCTGCCACTTGTCCGGGCGTGCGGGCTCGCTCGTATCGGTGGCCGGCGGTGATATAAGCGGCTTCGGTGTTGGTCATGCTTTGACCTTTTCGGGGTGCATCAGCAAGCCCTTCAAATAGGGGATGCTTCGGCCTGTCATGTCTGACAGTTCGCGAAGGGTCAGATTTAAATGGCTGTCGTAATAATCCATTATTTCGCCCGGTGTGCTGGCGTGGGTTGGCTGTTGGTCTTCCATGGTGCTGGCTCCTGTAGTCGGGACAATTCCCGCTCCTGCCCCCTGTCACGGGGCAGGCGCTGGCGCTGTCAAGCTGTGGCGATGGGGATTACCCGGCGGGCGGTGCGGTCGGCTTGCTTTGCTTTGCTGCCGTGGGCGCGAAACCCGATAATCTGTTTTCTGTCTGCCCGTTGGCATAAAGCGCAAAGGGCGCACGTCATATATTCGGTCGTTTGAGCTGGGCAAACCAACACCGAACGCCCTTCTGGTGTGCTGCTGTGCTTTGGGGTGTCCATGGGGACAATTACGGCCACTGGCAAGCCATGGGCGGCGAGTCGGTCGGCGTGGCCTACATCGTCGGCGCTCAGGTTGACCGTAAATCCCCATTGTGTGGCGGCTCTGGCCCATTTGATAGCGTCCGGGCTGTGCTTGTGGGTGTATGTGAAACCCTTCCGGCCTCTGTTGGCTTTGACTATCTGGCCCAGTGCGTAGGCGTCGATTGTTTCCCCGTCTCCGGGAAGGTCTCCGGCCACATTGTGGCGCCATAACTGGCCCTTTGGGAGTCGGTTAATTGCTGCGAGTAGTCCGTCCAAGTCGGTGCCCCTGCTGGGCACCTTGTCCCAGTTTAGGCGCGTGTGGTAATCCTCGGCATAACATGCGGCGCGGTACTGTGAGCAGCTCGGGGGGCATGATGCCCGCTCTGTGTAGGTCTGTGGGATTGGCCCTGTCTTCCTGTTGGTGCTGGCCTGAATAAAATGGTATTTCATGCTGTGGGCTCCTGTGTGTCGTGTGAATATTGCAGCTCGTCCGCTGCCTTTTGGCGCTGCCATTGGGTAGCGTTCGGGTCTTTGAGAGTCCGAAGGGCGAAGGCTATTGCTTCGTCCAGTGGCATGGGCTGGGGGTCGCCTTCGCTGTCCGGGTGCGGTGTTGCTGGGTTCATGGTGAAGTGCTGGCGGTTCATGCTGTGGCCTCGTATCGTTTGTAATTCCTGATTGGGCTGTCGTTGTTGGTGTGGTGCTCTTTGATCTCGTAGGGCTGGCCTTTGATTGCTTC